AGTCGCTGCGCCAGTACGCTATGGGCCTTGGTCTCACTACGGCAGAGACAGGAGAGGCATGATGGCCGATAAGATCTGGTCCTACTTCAGCGAGCAGACCAAGGATCGTCTCCGGGTGGTGGCGGACGGGCGCCATGTGGCGATGGCCGAGGCGGCTGCGCTGCTGGTCATGGAGGCGCTGGAACCGAGGCCGGAGGGCGGCTCGACGACGGCCGGGGCGCCGTCGCCACCGAGCCTCGACGACGCCGCCAGCCTGTTCCTGCGTCATCTCCCGCAGGACCAGGCCGACCTGATCCGCGAGCTGTGTCTGGACAACGGGGCGCGGCCCTGGCAGTACCTGATGTCCTACATCCACCTAGCGCACGAGCGCGGCGAGACCGCCGTGATGGCCAGCGAGACCGTGCTGGACGAGATCGCGGCGCCGCCGGCCGCCTCGCCGGGCCAGGTCGCCGCCGGAGCGACCGGGACATGCCTCTACTGCGGGGGCGCGTTCCAGGCCGTCCGCCGCGGGCAGAAGTATTGCCCCGATCCCGAGGACGGCCCCGGCTGCGGGCGCAAGGCGTTCCTGGAGGACCTCCACCAGCGCCGACCCCAGACACCGTTCCGGGGGCGCCAGCCCCAGGCCGCGCCCACGCCGTCGCCGCCGCCCGCGCCGACGTTGCTCGACACCGTGGCGCTCCGCCAGGCGATGCTGGCCGGAACCCCGGAGGGCTAACCGACGGTGGCGCGCCTGCTCACGGAGCGCGTGGACGCTCTCGGCCAGACCCGGCGAAACTCGGCCGAGGAGCGCAAGCTCATCGACGAGCTGGACGCGCTCTACGACGAGGGCAAGAAGGCGCGCGACCGCTGGGTCAAGGACGTCGACCTCGAACGCGATCTCAGACTCTACCGGGGCGAGGGGGGGCCGGCCGACCGCGACCCGTACTTCGAGGCCAACTTCATCCAGGCGTTCATCGACCGCATGGTCGCGCAGCTGACCGACAACCGCCCGATCATCCGGGTGGAGAACAAGAAGCTCGGGCTCAAGAAGGTCGCCCAGGTGGCGCAGCCGGTCATCTCGGCCGTCTGGGAAGACGAGAAGATGCAGCGGCAGACCTTCAAGATGTGCCACACCGCCGCGATCAACGCCTCGGCCGGCCTCTACACCGGCTACGACATGGTGACGGACAGCTTCGTCATGGAGGTGCTCGGCATCAAGCAGGTGGTCTTCGACCCGATGGTCAAGGAGGCGGCGCTCGTCGGGTCGGGGGACTACCTCTTCATCGACCGGGTGCGGGCGCTGGACGACCTGCGGGCGCGCTTCCTGGCGCGCGGCGCCGAGGTCAAGGCCGACGCCGTGCTGTCCGAGACCCGCGAGCAGGCCAAGGCCCGGACGATCCTGTCGCCCCTGAACGACCTACTGGGGCGCCGGAGCGGCCAGAGCGAGGCGCTGCCGCGCGCCATGGTGCGGGAATGCCTCATCAACGACCGCCGGCGGAACGGCGACGGCACGCTGCTCTTCCCCGGCGGGCGCATGATCCTCAAGACCCGGGACCTGATCCTCTGGGACGGGCCGAACCCGTACTGGGACGGCGTGCCGCCGATCGACTGGTACGACTGGATCGTCGATCCGGAGCACCCCTACGGGTCCTCCGAGCCTCGCCGGCTCATGCGCTTGCAGTTGTCCTTCAACCAGATCATGGACGGCCTGGTGGAGAACCAGCTCCTGAGCAACTTCCTGTCGGTGATCGGGGACCACGACGCCCTGGAACCGAAGGTCTGGGAGAAGCTTCAGAAGATCGCCGGGTCGATCATCATGCGGAAGCGCAACCGGAACGCCGCGTTGACGATCCAGCCGCCGCCCGTGTTCGGCACCGACAAGATCAACCTCTCGCGGGCGATCTTCACCTTCGCGCAGCTCCTCACGGGCGTGACGGACGTGACCCTCGGCGAGACGCCGGGGTCCTTGCAGTCGGGCCAGGCGATCGAGGGCTTGCAGGAGGGCGCCAACCTCATGACGCGCTCGCGGGCGTCACGGCTGGAGGACTTCTTCGTTCGCGTCGGCAACAAGCTCCTGAGCCGCGTGTTCCAGTTCTTCCCCTCCGACCGCGTGGTGCATCTCGTGGGCCCCAGCGGCGACGCGATCGAGTACGCGATCAAGCGGCAGGAGTTCTTCGTGGACGACGACGGCCGACCGATCGAGCCCGAGAAGCGTCGGGAGGCGCTGCGCTACGTGCGCTTCCTGGTGTCGCCGGGCTCCTCGGCGCCGGGCAGCCGGCTCAAGCGCGCGCAGCTCATGATGGACCTCTACAAAGCCGCGCTGGCGCCGGGCGTGGACGTGCTGCGCGCGGCGGACTTCCCGAACCCCGAGGAGATGCTCAAGCGCGCCCGCGAAGAGCGCGCGACGGTGCCGCCCGAGGTGTCCCAGGCGCTGGCGAAGTCGGCCGGGGAGAAGCGGTGATCCTCAAAAAACTTCTTGCATCGGCGTGTCAGGATGCCCATGCTACGGAGCAGATGAGGAGCCGCTGATGCCGCTCGGGATCGGTGGACCGCCAGACCAGGGCGGAGGCGAGGACGCCTTCGCCACCGGCCTGCTCGCCGGCGCCGGGCTCCGCGAGATCTCCCAAGTTCTGGGGCTCTCCCGCAAGCGGCAGGGAAGTTCCGGCGCGCAACCCTCGGCCTCGACCATGCTCCAGGGCCAGATGGGCGACCTCGACCGCGTGATGCTCTTGGCGCGCATCCAGTCGCTGATGGGTGGCCCAGGCGGTGGCCCGATGGGGCCGGGGCTTCCCGGCGCCGCGCCGCCGATGCCGGGAGCCATGCTCGGGGCGATGCCGGGGGCACTGCCGCCCGGCGCGGGTCCCCTGCCGTTCCCGTCACCGCTGGCCCGCCCGCCGATGCCGCCGATGGTGCCGCCGGGTCCCCTGCCGATGCCGGGCGGGCTGCCGATGCCGACGCCGGCGATGCCCGGGCCTCAGGGCGGGGCCATGGGCGGGGGGCTCCCGATCATCCTGCTCAAACAGATGCTCTCCGGAGCGGCGGGGCCGGTATGACAGCCTGGCACATAGGGCCGATCCAGCCGCTCTTCTTCGCATGGTCCTTCCCGGTCTACGACCGCCCGTTCCAGATCAGCGGCGTGGTGGTGCCGGCGTTCCACTGGACGCTGGTGACCTCCCGCGGGATCTTCCTGGGCGGGGTCAACTGATGCCGCTCCGCGGCGCTCGCTACCGCGTGAAGCAGACCTCCAAAGGGCCGGTCAGACTCGCGTTCCGCGGCAAGGGGACCGTGGTCGAGGCCAAGAACATGAAGACGGGGGCGATGCACTCGGAAGGCGACTTCCGGCGCGACGCCCGCCGCTCGCACCGGCGCTCGATGCGCCGCCGATGAAAGGAGTGCGATGAAGCCCAAGAGCAACGCGCCCACGCAGAAATACGAGTCCGGCAGCGCGATCAAGTCGCCGCTCAAGGACGTCGCCAAGAGCGGCAACGTCACCACGAAGCGGGCGGGCGGCACGTAGCGATGCTGCCCCTCGTCGAGGGCCTCTCCCAGACCGCGCGGGACGCCGAGCCGCTGCACCAGCGGCTGGCGGGCTTCCTCGCGCAGCGCCGCGGCGCGTCCACCGAGGACGTGGCCCAGGCGCTCGAGCGGCTGGAGTCGGCCTTCGGCAAAGAAGCGGACGAGCAGGTCAAGGGTCGGATCGCGGCGGCAATCGCCGTGCTCCGGGGCGACAAGAAGGACGAGGACAAGTGACGCGGCGCGGTCTGGATCGTCAGGCAACCGGCGCCGCCGATGCAGCGCACATGGTGACCACCGCAGGTCCTGGGGAAGCCATGTAGGACGATGAGTGCGGCCCACCGGGCGGGGTAGCTCCCCGCTCGGCGGCTGAGGCTGGACGAGACGCCCTGATTCCTTGCGCAAGGGGGGATCAGGGCGTTTCTCGTTTCGGGCCGCAGATCATCGCCCACGGGTCCCAGGGGAGCCAAGGGGAGAACGAGATGGCGAAGTTCAAGACGCACGAGGAAGCCGAGGCGGCGCATGCGGCGCTTGAGCAGAAGCTCGGCGAGCAGGGCAAGGAACTCGGGGAGCTGCGGAAGCAGTCCGAGGGCCTCCAGGCGCTCCAGGCGACCGTCAAGCAGTACGAGGCCTACGTGACGCAGGCCAAGCCCGTCCTCGACTGGTACACGACCAACGAGGCGACGATCCGGTCGTGGGCGCAGTCGAACGGCCAGCCCGCGCAGGCGGGGGCCCAAGGCGTCCAGCAGCAGGCGCAGCAGGTCGCGCAGCAGCAGCCGGGCTACGAGTGGCTGACCCCGCAGGAGAAGCAGGCGTTCACGCAGTCGATCGCGCAGCACCTCCAGCAGTCGGTCCTAGTGCCGTGGACGCAGCAGTTCAGCAAGGTGGCGGAGGACTACGCCAAGCGGACGCAGGAGTCGCTCGACGCCCGGCAGCGGGCGGCGGCCGACGTGATGTGGCGGACGCTCCAGTTCGTGATGCCGCCCGACAAGATCGAGGCGGCGCGGAAGTGGCACGAAGAGGCGATGAAGTACGCCGATCCGTCGAAGATCGACCCGATGCAGATGGCGCAGGAGCGGCTGGACCTGGTGGGGCAGAACGAGACGCTCAAGCAGAAGCTCAAGGAGATCGAGACGCAGCAGGAGGAGGCGGCGAAGCGGGCGACGCCGTCGCTGGGGCCGAGCGGCTCCACCCTCGTGCCGTCGGACGCGAAGCCCGAGGATCAGCAGGCGCCGCAGAGCCGCGACGAGCGGTTCCGCGCCGTCATGGACGACGTCAAAGCGCAGCACGGGCCCGAAGGTGTCTCCACGATGTTCCCGGCGTTGGGCCGGTAATGTCGAGAGTGCCTGCGTCCGTGGCTGCCGACGAGGAGGAGTAGCCCGTGGCCACACCGACAAGGACGCAGACATTAAACACCTTCGTCTCCAGCACGGCGGAGAACCGCCGGAAGGGCCTGATCGACAACTTCTTCGGGTCGGCCCCGCTGTGGGTCTACATGAAGAAGCAGAAGTCCGTGCCGGTGCGGGGCGGCGAGATCATCAAGGTCCCGCACATCCACTCCGGCTTCGAGGCCAGCTCCTACGGCCGGGGCGACACGTTCAACACCGAGGTCAAGGAGTTCGCGACGACCATGGCGTTCAACTGGAAGTTCGCCTACGCCCCCGTGAACCTGAACGTGATCGACGTGGACCTGAACGACTCGCCCGAGCAGACCTTCGACCTCGTGGACGCGGCGATGGAGAACGGCGAGCTGTCGCTCATCAACGACCTGGGCGTCCAGATGTTCGGCGACGGCACGGGCAACGCCAGCAAGGACCTGGACGGGCTGGCGATCGGCGTCAGCCGCACGGGCACCTACGGGGGCATCGTGCGGGGCACGGACGCCGAGGGCGCCTCGGTGCGGGCCGCCGTGGAGGACACCACGGGCGGCGCGGTGTCGCTCGCCACGATGAACAGCAACTTCGGCTCGTGCGTGGTCGGTCGGGAGAAGCCGAACCTGATCGCGACCACGCAGACGCTCTGGAACCGGATCTGGGAGAAGTCCCAGCCGTCGGAGCGCAACGCCCCGGAGGATCTGCGGGACATCGGCTTCGACGTCGTGCGGTTCAACGGCGCGAACACGATGGTGGACTCGCACTGCACGGCGGGCTTCCAGTACTACCTCAACACGAAGTTCTGGGAGCTGTTCACCCACCGCAAGTGGGACTTCCGTTTCCGGGGCTTCATGGAACAGACGAACCAGCAGATCAGCATCGGCCAGTTGATCTACTGGGGCGCGCTGGTCTGCCGCGGGCCGCGCTTCCAGGGCGTGGCGTCGGGCCTCAGCTAGGCCATGACCTCTCGGGAGTGGGCCAGGGCGGCGCTCCGGACGATGGCGCTGCCGGTGCCTGACCGGGACCGGACGCTCCACGTCCAACTGCCGCCCGGTGTCCAGACGCCGGACGTTCGCACGCACTGTACCTGCCATGTGGTGGCGCAGTACGTCTGGCGGGCGGCGCACGAGCAACGCTGCACGCGCGTCGTGATTCATAACGGCCCGGTCCACACGCACGAGTTCGACACGACCGAGCTGTTCAAGCGGGCCACGCTCCAGCGCCTCGGGTTCTGGCCCAAGGTCCTGAAGATTCGCGGCCGGACGCCGCCGCAGCTGGCGACGGTCGGCCACCGGGCGCTCGGGAACACGCTCGAGGAGCGCCGCCCGATCTTTCACGTCCCAGCAGCCGTTTCCGGCTCGCAGGCCGGCGGCGAGGAGTAGACGACGATGGCGAACAGCACGACCGATCTGGTGTTCCGACTCTCCAGCATCACGGGGCTCGGGATGCGCGACATCAACGGCAACGACGCGGAGCCCCAGGGGCGACCCGGGGCGATTTCGATCGTCACGGACGACTTCGGGGTCCGCATTCTGAAGTACATCAGGAACGTGAACGGCTCGGCGATCACGATGGGCGAGCTGCACAGCTACGCCTCGGACACCCAGAACACCAAGACGACCACGGTGTCGAACATCACGTCGGGGACGACGACCTCGGCGGTGACCACGGGCCTGACGGCCAGCCGCCACCAGGGCGGGCTCTGCTACGTGCTGGACAACGCCGACTCGGCCGGGGACGCCCCGGAGACCGAGATCAGCCCGATCGCCGGCAACACGACGACGGCCATCACGCTGGACGCCGACTACCCGCTGACGGTCGCGCTGGCGGCGAACGACGACCTGGAGCTGATCTCGACGTGGCAGATCGAGGACTCGGCCGACGGGGACGAGGCCTGGACAGTGGCGGGCGTGGTCCTGGGCAACCAGGGGCTCACGAACCTCTACTACGGCTGGATTCAGGTGGAGGGGCCGGTGCGGGCCGACGTGACGGCGACCACGACGATCGCCGAGGGCGACCCGGTGGTGGCTGGCGCGAACCTCGTCAACCTCTTCGGCTCGGACGGGCACGAGCTGTGGATCGGCACGGCGCTCGCCGCCGCCACGAACGACATCGTGTCGGACAGCATCCTGGTGCATCTCCAGCTGTTTTCGACGGAACTCTCCGGAGGCACGCCGTAGCGGGCGGCCCCGATGGCAGCGGTCGCCGAGACGGCTGGGACGAAGGTCGAGTTCGTGGCGGGCAACCTCCACATCGTCGCCGCCGACGTGACGTCGGTGGACGACGGGGATACGTGGCAGCCCGGACTCGGCCGCATCGTCTTCGCTGCCTTCACGAACTCCACGGCGAATCCGTCCGGCTCGCAGGTCAACGTGAGTTGGGCAACGGCCAACAACCGGGCAACGGTGACGTTCGACTGCGAAGCGGCCAGTCAGAGCGGCACCGTGATCGCCATGGGCTACTAGCCCGCAGGCGGAGGAACGCATCATGGCCTTGACTGTCAGCCTCACAGGGGATTACTTCCGCCAGGTGGGGAACATCAACGAGGTGACCGCCACGATCGACTTCGACTCGAGCTATCCCACGGGGGGCGAGAGTCTGACGGCGGCGGATCTCGGGTTGCGGACCTTCCTGACCGGCGGGGTCGCGATCGACCCGAAGTCCGGCTACACCTTCGAGTTCGACTACACGAACGCCAAGGTGCTCGTCTACCGCACGGCGACCCTGACGCCGGCGGGATCCGTGGCGGCGCCGACCTTCACGGGCACGGCCAACGTCGGCACGGCCGGCATCGTCCAGGACGACGACACGGCCGCGACGAACGGGCACGCCCTCTATGTCGTGCCGGTGCCGCAGGCCACGCCGATCACGCTGGGCACGGAGGGCGGCACGGGCACGGGCACGATCCAGGACGACGACACGGCGGCCACGACGGGCGTGGCGCTCTACGTCGTGCTCGACGACGAGGAGTTCCTGCCCACCTACGCGCTCGGCCACTTCGAGTTCGTCTCGCCCACCAACGCGCACGGCACCTGCACGATCTTCAACGGCGGGCCGACGCTGCTGATCGAGGACGACGACGCCGCGGCCACGAACGGCGTGGCGGTGCGCGCGATCGCGGCCGACGGGGGGCTCGAAGCCACGCTGGCCGGTTCCGGCCGCTCGGTGCTGGTGCCGGTCTCGGACGGGCAGTACATCGTCGTCGCGGACTCCACGACGGGGGCGGCGCCGCCGATCTACTTCGACGAGGACGCGGCGAACACCTACGAGCGCCTCATGGCCGTCGTGGTCGACAACCTCGACGAGACCTTCGAGCTGGTTGACATTCAGGCTGGCCGGGCGTTCCGGCCCTCGCCGGGGGCGGGCACGCGCCTGGCGACCCTCGTGACCGTGGGCCCGGGCGCGACCTACTCCAAGGGCACGGTCGGCTCGGCCGGCGGCGGCCCCGAGTACACGGTGACGCACGACCAGGCCGCGGCGATCATGCCGGGCGCAGCCCTCCTCTACGTGCAGGCGGCCGGCGCCGGCTTCAACGCCGCCGTGCCGGGCGGCGAGTCCGTCTTCATCCCGGTCGCCAACGGCGAGTTCATCGCCGTGGCCTACGCCGCCTCCCCGGCGGGCGTCCAGGTCTACTGGGACCACGACGGGACGAACGACTGGGAGCGGATGCTCGCCGTGGTCGTCGACAACGCCGACGAGACGTACTCCACGGAGGCGGCGACCGGCTGGCGCCGCGACACGCCGGCCGGGTCGAACTCGGCGCCGGCCTTCACGGGGACGGCCACCACGGCGGCGGCGCTGGCCGAGGTCGGCAACGCCACGGATCTCTCGGCCCTGACGGGCGTGCGCGTGCGCGCTAGGGGGTGGTGAACTAGATGGCCGACGCCGTCATCCAAGCCAAGCTGATCAGCTCCGGCGTCGTGCCTGGCGGTGGGGCGTGGGAGGTGTGGCAGGTCTTCAACGGCGAGCTGGTCAACGCCACGGCCACGGTGGACTCCGTGGTCCACACGGCGGGCGCGACCTACGGCTTCGACCTGACGCAGTTCCGCTACTTCGGCCTCTACGTCCTCGCCGCGAGCGCCACGGGCACGGCGGACCTCACGGTGCAGCTCCTCCAGTCCTACAACGACACGGCGGCCAACTACGTGGTGCCGGACACGGCGGGCACGGTCGACTCGGCCCTCGCCGAAACCGCCATGGTCTACGCGCTGGCTCCGAGTCCGATGCCACGGGCGCGTCTCCGCCTCGTCGGCAACGCAGGCAACCCCGTCGACACGCTGGTCTCGGCGTGGCTGTTCATGCAGGCGTAGCGGGGATGGTTACTCGGGACTACCTCGACGGGCGGCGGCGTGACCTCCAGCGGGATCTCGCGGAGACCGAGCGGCAGGTGGCGATGTTCTCGGCGAAAGTTCTGATGCTCCGGGGTGCCATCGCGGAGATCGACGAGACGCTCAAGCAGGACGCCGAGCCCGCACCGCCCACATCCGAGGACGCTCCCCCCGAGGTGACCTGATGGGTGCCTGGAACGCCGGGGCCTGGTGGGCGGGCCTCGCCTTCGTCCCGAGCACGCTTCGGGTCAACGGCGACGTCCTGCCCCAGGCGGACGACGGCGGGACACTCGGGTCGGCGACCCGCTCGTGGTCGGACCTCTTCCTCGCCTCCGGGGCGGTCATCAACTTCAACAACGGAGACGTGACCCTCACCCACAGCGCCAACGCCCTGACGCTCGCGGGCGGGCAGCTGCTCCTCCCCGACGGCACGGAGTCGCTACCGGCTGTGGCACGGTCGTCACAATCTGACACAGGGATCTATTGGGATAATGATTCTCTGTACTTTACAAGGGACGGTATTGCCACATTTGGCATGTCCCTCAACGAATTGCGACTTGGCTCCGCACGGCAAATAACGTGGTCATCTAACACTAACCCAACGGCTGCAACGGGAGATGTGTTTCTCTCTCGCCACGCCGCCGGCCACGTCAAAGTCACCACGAACGGGAGCGTGCTCGGGACGCTCTCCACTGACAAGCTCCAGTCCGGGGTTGCGGCGAATGGTTACTACTCAGTCCTACAGACGATCGCCGAGGCCCATACCCTGGCGCTCGCCGGCACCAGTGACACGGCGGCCATCATCCCGGCAAACGCGCTGGTGATTGGGGTCTCGTTCCGGGTCACGACCGAGATCACCGGCTGCACGTCGATCGACGCCGGGGTGGCAGGGGCGACGACCCGCTACGGCACGGGTGTTGCCCTGGTGGCCGGGACGACGAACGTCTCGGCTGGGGTCACGAACCCGACCGTCTACGGCACAGCCACGGCGATCCGCTTCACGGCGGTCGGGGGCGGGGCCTCGTTCACGGCCGGGGTGATCCGTGTGGTGGTCCACTACATCAGTCTGACGCCGCCTACTTCGTAGGAGAGAAGACCTCAAGATGGCGAAACGTACGATCAACATCGCCGATGTCCTGGATGCGGACCTCGCGGCGCGGGTTGCCGAGCAGGGCTACCCGAGCCCGGAGGCGTGGCTATCGGCCATCATCGAGCACGCAATCATCGAGGGGATGCGAGCGTTGGACGACACGCTGATCCGCCGAGCCCGCGAGAAGAAGGCCCTCACCAAGGAGGAGCAGACTCGCGTGAAGACGCTGTTGAATCTCGCATGAAAGGAGACGTGATAACGGGACAGGACCGCGTGGCACTGCAAGCTAGGATGACGACCGCCGCGAGAACGCCCGAGACCGTGACGGCTCAGAGCCTCACCAAGCGCCGTGCCGAGTTGGCTGGAGTGCTGGGAGCCCTTGAGCGGAAGATCCAGCTCGGCCAGCAGCAACTCGCCGCCGACGTGGAGCAGCACCGGCTGGCGCACGGGGCGCTCCTCGAGATCGAGCGGTTGCTCCGTCTACTGGCGCCGGACGGCCAGGCGTCGACGGCGCCCACCGCGGCGGCCGAGGCTGTAGGTGGCGACTAGGGCGGACGTCCGCAGCGACGTTTCTGGCCTGCTCGGCGCCGACGCCAACCTGTCCTCGGCCGAGATCAATACCTTGATCCAGCTACGGTTGGACCACCTCTACGAGACCGTCCGCTGGAGTCGCCGGGTCAAGGAGTTCAGCCTGACGACGGTGGCGCAGACCTCCTCGACCTCGGCCACCACCGTAACGGTGACGAACGGCTCGGCCACGGTCACCTCGGCGGGGACGCCCTTCACCTCGGCGATGGTGGGCTACCGGATCGCCATCAGCAGTGGGCAGCCGTACTGGATCGATACCTTCGTGTCGAGCGCCGAGATCACCCTGGGGGACGGCGAGGGCACCGCCGTGACCTACCAGGGGGACGACGACACGGCCGCCTCCTGGCGGGTCTTCAAGACGCTCTACAGCCTGCCGGCGGACGCCGACGAGGTGCTGTCGCTCGCCTCGTTGCTCGGTCAGGTGGAGGAGCTGGACGGCGGCCGGGACGCGCTGGACCGGCTGGACTTCGACCGCTCGACCACGCAGGACCTGCCGACCCGGTGGGTCTATGCCGGCATCGACTCGTCGGGGTATCGCCGGATCGAGCTGTGGCCTGTGGCGACGACGGCCGACGTGCTGACGGGCCAGTACGCCCGGACCACGCCGACGCTCTCGGACTCCTCGGTGATCCCGTTCAACCGGGCGCTGCTGGTCTACGGGGTGGCGGCTGACTGCTTCAACGTGCTGGCCGAGAAGACGGGGGACGAGAATTTCCGCGCCCTGGCCCTGTTCTACGAGCGCAAGCACAACGAGGTGAAGGCCGACGTGCTGCCGATCGAGTACGAGCGCATGGGGCTGCCGACCTCGCTGGGACGCGTGCCGAGCGGGCGCGGGCGGCTGCGCAATACAGACTACAGTGTCGATCACCAGATCGAGGAACCCTGAGGGGGTGAGCTAGGTGAGTCTGCCAAACCAGGTAGATGCCTCGAGCCCGGCGGGCAGTGATTCGCCCGCAAGTGGTGATGATCAGCTTCGAGCGCTCAAAACCTTTATCGAGGACGTTTGGGGCATCCCCGACGCGACCAATATCGCAGCCGCAGGCTTCACCTTCGTGGCCGCTGGTCTGGAGACGCTCATCCTCCAGGACGCCGCCGCGGCCCCGACGGCGGAGGGCGAGATCCAGCGCAACGGGACGGCGCTCCTCTACCACGACGGGGTGGCCTCCCGGACGATCCTGACGAGCGCCACGGCGGTCACAGCGGCGCAGGGCGGCACCGGGATCACCTCCTACGCGGTGGGCGATCTTCTCTACGCCTCCGGGGCGACGACGCTGGCGAAACTGGCGGACGTGGCGGCGGGGGCGTATCTGCGCTCGGGCGGGGTGACGACGGCGCCGGTCTGGTCGACGCTCTTGCTGCCCAACAGCGCGACGGCGAACCGGATCGCCTACGCCACCGCGACGAACACCTGGGGCGACTCCGCGAACCTCACCTTCAACGGGACGACCCTGACGACGACCGGGTTCTCCAACTCCGGCACCTCCGTGCTGACCGGGGCGGTCCTCTCGAATCTGATCTTCACGGACAACACCTACGACATCGGCGCCTCGGGGGCGACGCGGCCTCGGGATCTGTTCCTGGCCAGGAACCTGAACCTCGGCGGCAGCGTCACCTCGCACCTGACCTTCTCGACGGATGCGACCTACGACATCGGGGCCAGCGGGGCGACCCGGCCGCGGAACCTCTACCTCTCCGGGGCGGCGACCCTCGGGACGGCGCTGAGCGCCGCGAACGGCGGCAGCGGGCAGTCCTCCTACACCAAGGGCGACCTGCTGGTGGCCTCGGGGGCGACGACGCTCGCCAAGCTCGGGGTGGGGACCGACGGGTTCGTTCTGACGGCGGACTCCGGGGAAGCCTCCGGAGTGAAGTGGGCCGGGGCGCTCACGCCGGACTTCACGAGCACCGACCAGACGGTGACGTTCGCGGCGTCGCTGGCGGTGGCGCACGGGCTCGCGAGCGCGCCGTCCTTTATCCAGCTTCGGCTCAAGTGTACGAGCACGGAGGCCAACTATTCAGTCGGCGACGAGATCGTGTTCGACACGGCCGCGCAGGCGAGCCATATCGGTGTCTCGGTGCTCGTGGACGCGACGAACGTGACCATCGTCGTCGGCAGCAACGGCGTGTACGTTGTCAACAAGACGGCCTTCACCACGGCGATCATCACGGCGGCGAAGTGGGTCTGGGTGGTCCGGGCCTGGGTGTAGGATGCGCGGCCGAGTCAAGTTCCCGCTGACGATCAAGCCCGGCGGGGTCCGCGAGGATCTCGGCCCCACCGAGTCGGCCGAGGGCACCCTGCTGTCCTCGTCCAACTGGCTGACGAGGAACGGCGTGGGGCGGCCCCGCCCCGGCTACGCCATCGTCGCGAGCCAACTGGCTGCCGCCAACCGCGTGACGGGCATCGGCTTCCGGGGTTCGGTCGAGACGGCGGCGCGCCTGGTCGTCCACACGCTGACCAAGGCGTATGCCTACGACGGGTCGGCCTTCAGCGACAAGACCGGAACGTGGACGACCTCGACGGCGGCCCAGCCGGTGCGCTTCACGGCGTTCCCCAAGAGCGGGACGACCTACCTCTTGCGGGTCAACGCCGCGAACGCCGTGGACGTGTACGACGGGGGCGCCGGGAACTTCACGGATGCCGGGGGCTCGCCCCCGCGGGCGCGCGACATCGCCACGGTCGGCAACCGGGTGGTCTTGTTCAACATCACGGACGGCTCGGGGAACTATCCCTCCCGGGTCCAGTGGTGCAACTTCAACGACTTCGATGTCTGGACGGCGACGGACATCGCGGAGCTGGGCGATACGCCGGGGGACATCATCGGCGGGCGCGCCTTCGGGCCGTTGAGCATGGGCGTCTACAAGGACGACTCCGTGTGGCTCGGGATCGCACAGGTCGCCAAGGCGGCCTTCCAGTTCCAGTTCATCCAAGAGGTGGCGGGCCCGGTCTCCCCCGGCGCGATCGTCGCCTGGCGCGGCGCCCACTACTGGCTCGCGAAGAACGGGGTGCTCTACCGCTTCGACGGCTCGAGCGTCAAGGAGGTCGGGATCGGGCTGTCGACGACGGCCCTTACGACCCTGCACTACGACCGGCGGATGGAGACGCACGGGTGCGTGCTGCCGCTGCCCCAGCCCGAGCTCTGGTTCTTCTACCCGGTGGCGGGGTCGGTGGCGATCAACCGGGCGATCTCGATGAACCTCGTCACGGGGGCGATCAATCCCCACACCTTCACGGACAGCATCTCGGCGTCCGCCGGCTGGCTGTCGCAGCAGGAACTGACCTGGGACACGCTGACCGGCACCTGGGACACGCTGGTCTACCCGACCTGGGACAGCATGGGCACCAGCGCGCAGCCCACCGCGATCCTCGGCGACTCGGTCGGCAAGATGTACCAGTTCGGCATCGCAGCGACCGACAACGGCACGGCGATCCCGTGGAGCTTCGAGCACGGCTGGAAGACTCCGGCCGGGCTCGGCAAGCGTCTGTACCTGGACGGCATCGCCTCGTACTGGCAGAAGGCCACGCAGGCCCTGACCGTGACGGTGACCGTGACGGTGACCGACACTCTGGGCGACGCCGACACGACGCAGACGGATACCTTCGACCTCTCGACGGACTCGAACCACCTCAAGACCTTCCCGAACACGGTGGGCCAGTGGGTGAAGGTCAAGCACAGCGCCACCTCGCAGGTCGGCGGCATGGAGCACCGCGGCGCCGCGATCCTGGGGTGGGAGCAGGCGATGGTGTAGGATGCCCGGCCTGCCGGACCCCATGCTCCAGACGCCGCTGCCGCGCGAGGTCGAGGCGTGGGCGCAGTCCTTTGCCCCGGCCCTGATCCGCCACCTGCGGCAGATGACCTACGTGCTGAACGGGCTCTCGCGGACCGAGACGCTGGCGAGCCGCCCCGCGGCGCCGGACTTCGACCACGCCCTCTACACCGCCGACGATACCGGCGAGGCGTTCGTGGGGGTCGGCGGGGCGTGGCAGGCGCTCAACACCCTCCGCCTCGGGGGCGCGAACGGCCAGTTGCTGGCGAGCCGGCAGTTGACGGAGCTGCACACCCTCGCCGCCGCGGCGACCTCTGACACGACGATCCAGTTCCCGGCGGGCTCGCTCGGACTGGGGGTCGGGATCAGGGTCACCACCCTCATCACGGGCTGCGCCTCGCTGGACGTGGGCATTACCGGGGCCACGACGCGGTACGGCACGGGGATCGCCCTGGCGGCCGGCACCACGGCGAAGCAGGGCTCGGCGGACGCCTACACGGCGGCGACCAGCGTCCGGTTCTCAGCCATCGGGGGGGGCGGCGCCTTCACGGCGGGCGTGGTCCGCATCACTCTCTACTACCTCGACATCACGGCGCCGACGTCATGAGAATTCGCGCTAGGCGAAGTGTGCCGACCTGTCATACGCTGGCAGCATGAATCTGATCCAGCTCCACCGAGACCACAAGGGGAGCCTCCGGTGGCTCGAGCCGGCCCTCGAGCGCGTCCACCGGATGTCCCGGCGCTTCGATGGGGACGCCGACGCGCTGGTGAACCAGGTCTGGAAGCTCCTGGCCGAGAAGTCGGCGGCGCTCGGCTTCTGGGTGGGCGTCGAGGACGAGCAGATCGTCGGCCACGTCCTGGCGATCGTCCAGCCGTTCGACGGCCGGTGGGTCCTCTGGGTGACCCAGGCGCACAGCGACGTGCGGATCACGCGCGCCTTCCATGACCTCGTGCTGGGGACGCTGGAGGACTTCGCGGAGACCTTCAACTTCTCGTTCGCGGCGCAGGGCATCACGCTCGACCGGATGCTGATGACGACGCCGCGGAGTGAGGTGGCGTGGATGAAGCACTCGGGCTGGCAGCCCTACCGTTCCATCATGAGCCGCAGCCTTCCGCTGGGGGCAAAGAAGGGAGCGTCCTGATGGGTGGCTCGTCCGGCGGCGGCGGGTCGGGGCAGAGCACCACCACCAGCCAAGCCAGTTATGCTCCAGAATTTCGGCCACTTGCGGAGTCCGCCGTCAAGCAGATCCAGGCGATGCAGGAGCTGCTCCCGCTCATCTCGTTCACGGGCTACCAGCCGCAGCCGACGGCGGGGTTGGCGCCGATGCAGCGCTTCGCCATCGAGAACCTGGTCCCGGGCACCTTGCTGCCGACGCCGGGGCTCCAGGCCTCGCAGGATACGACGTTGCCGCTGGGGCTCCTGGGCTACGGGGCGATAGGCGCCGGTGGGCCGACCGGTGCGGCGCAGTCGGCCTTGAACACCCTGACGGCTCGGCTGGGCCAGCAGGCGGCACCGCTGCCCTCCGTCGCGCCGCTCCAGGAAGCCTTCGGGGCGATGCTCCCGATGCCGCGCCCGATGGAGACGGTCTTCCCCGGGATGGGGGCGGCGCAGTTGAGCGGCGCCCTGCCGGGGGCGACCAGCACTGCGGTGCCGCTCCTCGGGGCGCCGGGGGGCCAGCCGACGCTCGACATCACGGGGGGCCCCGTGCCGGCCCTCTGGCAGCCGCCCGAGGTGCCCCCGACGCCGGCCGCGCCTCCGCCGACCCAGCCGACGGCGACCGGGGAGTGGATCTACGACCCGGCGACGAACACCTGGATGTTCAACCCGGTGGCCGTGGCGGCGGCGGCGCCTCAGGCTGGGCCGCCTCCTGGCTACATGGAGGTGCCAGGGGCGCCGGGCTCCTACGTTTCGATCGCCGACTTCGGGAGCGCCTCGGCGTGAGGAGGGGACACAGTGCCCGACGCGCTCGGTAACTCGACACCCCTCGAACTGTACAACCAGCAGTTCAGCCAGGCGCTGACGCCCATGCTCGAGGGCCAGCCGGGGCAGAGCCCGCTGACCCAGGCGGCCGTCCAGGCCTTCCAACAGAACACGCTGCCGATCATCCAGCAGCAGATGCAGTTGGCGGGCCTGGGGCGCTCGGGGGCGCTCGGCGTGTCGATCGCGGACGCGATGGCCTCGGCGATGCCGCAGTTCATCCAGCAGGACATCCAGAACCGGCTGGCGGCGGCCGGGATGATCCCGCAGTTTGCGCTGGGGCAGGAGGGGCTGACCCAGCAGGCGGCCGTGAGCGCCGCGGACATCGCCAACCAGGAGCAGCTCAGGCAGCTCCAGGCGCTGGGCCTTGGGTCCCAGACGCTGCTCGGCTGGGGGGGACTCCAGAACCAGGCGTCGCAGAATCAGCTCGCGCAGATGCAGCTGGCCTTGCAGGCGGCGGGCGCAGGCGGCGAATTGCAGCAGGGCATCGCCCAGCAGGCGCTCGACGCGGCGCAGTTGGAGCGGCTCCGGCTCCAGGGGCTCTCGGAGGCGGGGACGACCTCGCTGTTCGGGGGGTTGCCGGCGACGCTGGGGCAGACCTCGACGACCCAGCAGAAGCAGTCGGGAGGCAGCAGCAAGTGAGGAGGGGCTGATGGGCGGGCAGATCACGGGCTCGAGCACCGCGGACACGGCGCTCCTCATGGCTGCGGCGATCGGTGCCACGGCGCTCACGATGGGGGCGGCGGCTCCGGCGATCCCGGCCGCGGCCGGGGCGGCGGGGGCCGCTGGGGCTGGAGCAGGGGCCGGCGCGGCTGGCGCCGGGGCCGGGGCTGGGCTGATCGGCGGCATGACAGCCTCCGAGGCGGCGCTGGCGGGCGGCGGAGCGGCGGCGGGGCTCGGCAGCGGGATGAGCATGGGTCTGCCGCTGGCGACCGCCACGGAAGCCGGCGCTCTCGGCCTCGGGTCGGCCTACGGCCCCGGGATGGTGGGCGCCGGGGCGCCGAGCTTCACGGGCGCCGCGGGCGGCGCCGGGGCGGCGCCGGGCTTTTCCTTCTCAAGCCTGATGCCTTCCGGCCAGACACTGAACCGTGCGGCGCAGCTCGGGACCCTCGGGAGCGCGGTCGGCCAGATGTCAACGCCGCCGCCCGCCCCGAGGCTCTCCTTCCCGCAGGCCCCCGGGCCGCTCGTGGCCTCCACGGGCCAGGGCGGCAAGCCGACCAGTGACGCGGCGATGCAGGCGCTGCTGGCGCAGATGCAGCGGCGGCAGCGGCCGAGGTTCGCGTAGGTCGATGGGCGGCGAGGGCCAGCAGGGCGGCGGGTTCGACCAGTTCCTCGGGCTGGCGCTGCCCTTCGCGGCGCTCGGGGCGGGGCTCTACCGGCCGCAGGCTGGCCAGGCGTTCGTGAACCTCGCCCAGCTCTCGGCGCAGGGCCAGAAGCAACGGGAGGACGAGGTCGCGCAGCGGGCGATGGCCGAGCAGCTCTCGACGCTCGGCTTCAAGACGGACCCGAGGCTGCCGGCGAGCGTCCAGGTGGCGCTGGCGAACGCCCAGGCGGCGCAGACACGGGAGGCGAGGGTCTCGGCCGAAGAGGCGCGCACGCGCGCCGAGGAGGAGCGCCAGCGTGGCACGATGGGCCAACTGAGCGCAGTGCGGGCCAGGATCGGCACGGAGTTGCCCACGATCCTACAGGAGAGCCTCAGCGGGCTGGCGCAACAGATCGGCACCAGCCAGGAGGCGCAGCAGGCGTTCTCCGGGGCGCAGAAGGACATCGCCGAGTCCGCGAGACGGCTGGCGACGGCGCGGGCGGTCGGGCGACCGTTCGAGACGCGCGAGCGCCTGTCCTTCGAACCCCTGTTGAGCGCGGCCCAGACGCTGGGCTCCGAGCGCGACCCGCTGGCCGAGATGGTCGGGAGCGAGCTCGGTGCCGGGCAGCGCCTGCGCGCCCCGTCGCCGCTGGACGTGACGCGCCTGCCCGAAGGCGCGCAGCAGCTCCAGGAAGACATCTACCGCACGGGGGCGGTGCCTTCGGCTGAGACGGCGGCGATGCAGTACGGGCTGCCGCTCGCCCAGCTTCCTGGCGGGGCTGAGGCTGTCCGCACGCAGGCCGACGCGGCGCGCAAGGCGGCCGGCGAGTCGCGGGAAGCCGCGAAGCCGCCCTACGCGCCGAACGTCCACTTCGAGCGCGACGCCCAGGGCAACGTCACCCGCATCGTCACGCGCGTCGACCCGAAGACGGGGCAGACCGTGAGCGAGCCGACGGCGCTCGGTCGGATCGGCGTGCCCCAGGAGCGCGCGGCATCGCTGAATCAGGCCGAGATCCTCAACAGCTTGGCGATGGTGGCCAAGGGCCAGCCGCAGCACGCCCTGCCGGAGCACCGGGACCTGACGCCAGCGGATGCCAACGAGGTGTTCGCGGCGATCCGCCAGGCGGATCGGCTCCCGGACCCGTCGCTGGCGGCGACGCTACTCTGGGGCAAGGTCGAGAAGGTGCGCGAGGAGATCGCGAAGCTCGAGCAGGACGCGCAGACCGCGAATGGCGACCAGGCGCGCCTGAGGATCGAGACGGAGATCACGCGGCGGCGCGTCAAGCTGCGCGAGTACGAGGGGCAGCTCGACTTCTACATCCAGGCCGGCAGTCGGCCGCAGGGACTCCGGCCAGTGGGCGCTCCGCCCCGGGCCCCGCAGGGGGCGGTCCAAGTCGGCCCCGACGCCCAGCGGGCGGCGCGGCTGAAGGCGGCCGGGGTCGTTGAGTAGTGGCCAGCCGTGACGAGGTCTTCGGTCTCGCCCGGGAGACCCGGGATGCCGTCCTCCAGGGGGACGTTGCCGAAGACCGTCTGACGCCCAAGGGCCGCCTCTTGCTGCGGCTCGGCCAGGGCGACCTCGACGTGGGCGGGCTCACGCCCCAGGACCACGCCCTGCTCGGCCTTGAGCCGTCTGGCGGTTTCGGCGCCACGCTCTACCAGGGCACGGTGGCACCGATCCTCGCCGCGGCTCAGGCGGGCGGTGAAAGTCTCCTCCAGGCGCCGGGCCGACTCCTCCAGGCCGGCACGACCCTGCTCGGCGAAGGGCGCACGGTTGGCCCCGTCGAGCGCCTCGGCCAGGTGGCGGGTGGCGGGCTCGAGGCCATGAGCGCCGTGTTCGATCCTCTGGTGCAGGCCGGTCGGGCGCTCCTCACCGAGCCGACGCGCGGGAGCGAGCTGTTCGAGCGCAAACCGCCGGGGATGCCGAGCCCGCAACAGGTCCTTGGAGCCCTCGGCGAGGGGCTGGGGCTGTTCGTCGCCCCGCACGCGCTTCTGGCGGCGCGCCCTGTGCGCGGGATGCCGCTTCGGACGAGAGAGGGTCCGTCGATCCTGCCCCCGGCGCCCCCACCCCCGCCGACCTTGCCCATGCCGGGTGGTGGGCGCTTGGCCCTGCCGCCAGCGGGCGAGCAGGGCATCATCATCCCCCGTTCGATGGTGAGGCCACCGACCGCGCGCCTCCTCGGCCCCGGCGTGGAGCCCAAGGCCCTGCCGCCGGCACCAAGAAGCGCCGAAGTGCGGCCGTTCCAGGAGCCGCCCGTGGTGGTCCCCGGCCGAGGCATCTCGGCCGAGACCGAGCGGCTGATTCCCCGTCCTGTGCCGGAGCCGCCCAGGCCCGCCCGGAGCCAGCTCGACGTGGCGGCACGCCGGGCCGGGCTGGACCTGACGGCCCCCTCGGAGCGCCCCACGGCGCTCCTGGACCGCTTCGGGCGCACGATCCGGGTCCCGCGTCGGGTCGCCGCCCCAAGTGCGCCCCAGCCGGCTCCAGGCGCCCCACAGAGGCTGCCAGAGGGTCCTGCGGCCCCCGCGCTCGAGCCGCCGAAGCCTCCGGTCCAGGGGCCGGCTGAGCCGCTCAGGCCTCCGACGCTGGCCGACCTGCCGAAGCCGCCGACCGCTGAGCTGCCCAACACGCTGATCGAGGCGCCACCCGCCGCCCGCCTGCGGCGCCCGACGCCCTTCCAGGAGGCGACCAAGGGCGTTGACGTCGGCACGGTGAATCTGGACGATCCCGACCAGGTGCTGGCGCTGGTCCGCGGTCGCGGGCGGATCAACTTCGGGGACGCGCTAAAGGGCGAGGCCCAGGGGGTGCCGTTCTTCTTCAAGAACCGGCGGGGCATCGCGTTCGACGAGCTGGTGCAGGAGGTGGCCGACGCCCAGCACCTGCCGCCCAAGCAGGTCGAGTCGCGCCTGCTCAAGACCATGGAACGGTTCGGGATCCGGCGGGCGCAGAAGAGCGCGGCCGGACGGGCGATCAGCCAGGGCGAGCCGTCTCCCGCCCCGAAGATGCCGGGGGAGCTGGAGGCCCGCGCCGCCGAGCCCCCGGCGGACGTGGCGGGCTGGTTCCAGGAGGGCGAGTGGCGGGCGATGAGCGAGGCCGACCGTCTCACCACGCTCAGGACGGCGCGGAGCACCGAGGGGATCAAGGGCGCCGAGGCGGGCGGGTTCGAGCCGACGCTGGAGACTGCGCCGACGCCAGAGGCGCCGTCGCGGGCGACGGCCTCCCAGAAGGACGTGACCGAGACGCCGCTGTTCGGCCAGGAGCGGGCGGCGCGCGAGGCCGCGCAGGCGCGGGCCCAGGGCGACATCTTCGCGGGGCCGACGCCAGAGCAGGTCGTGGAGCAGGCCGGCGGGCTCGTGCGCGGACGGAGTACCGTGCAGGGCCAGGAGATGCTCTGGTTCTCGGAGCGCGGGAGCGACTCGACGACGGTCATGCCCGTGGCGGAGGTGACGCCCAAGGCGGTGGCGCAGCGGTTGGGGGAGATCAAGGCGCGGTTCGAGCAGCCGCCCGGGCCGCCGCCTGCCGGACCCCAACCGCTCGCTTCTGGTCCAGCGCTCGAGTGGGTCCCCGGTCGTCCTGGACCCGGCGTCCTTGAGCGTTTCGCCTCGAAGGACGGTCGGTTTGTCGCCGAGCAGGTCTCGCCCGACCAGTGGCGGTTGGTGGACCGCGGCGCGGGTCGGCTCCACGGCTACGTGGGGGAGACCTTCCACGAGGCCCGGCAGATCGCCGAGCAGCTCTCGCGTGGCGTGGGCGAGCCCCCGCCGGCTCCACGGAACCTCCCACCGATCTCAGGCGGTTCGGGCGAGGTCCTGCCGCCGCAGCGCCCCGGCGAGCCCCCGAAGGTGCTGCCACAGTTCGCGCGCGAGAGCGTGCGACCCCCGGAGGCGCCGCCGCAGGTGACGCCAGAACAGGTGCGCGCCGGCATCGACCGCGTGGTCGCCCAGGCGAGGGCTCCGGAGTCTCCGATCGGCGAAGCGTTCGGCGCCGGGCTCCCGCCCGGGGGCAGGATTCCCCCGACGGCCGAGCTGGAGGCCGGGGCCCCGCTCCCGGCTGACGTGCCGGGCACCCCGATGCCCGAGGTCTCGCGGGCGGCGCGTTTCTTTGCCCGGGCCGAGATGGAGTCGCAGCTCGCGCGGATCGAGCCGCCCGAGTTCGTGGTGCGCCACGACCCTGTCGCCTCGCGCATCGTGCGGCGGACCTACCGGCACTACGACGACGGTTTGCTGCTGCGTCGTGAGCTGGAGGAGCGGGCGCGGGCGATCTACCGTGGGCTGAGAGACGAGGAGGTCGTGCAGGTCAACACCGTGCTGGACACCCCCGACGTCGGCGCGGAGGCGTACAGCACCCTGCTGCCGCCCCGGCTCGCCGAGGTGGCTCGGCGGGCGCGGGCAGAGATTTTCGACGCGGGCGCCGACGGCACCGGGCTCGCCAGGGAGCGCCGGATCACAGGCTACTTCCCGCGCTTCCGCGACACCGTGCGGATGGAGGCGACCCGGCTCGTGCTGGACCCGCAGGGGCAGCCGTATCTGCCGCGCACGTATCTGGAGAACGTGCCCAGGACCATCGAGGCGTTCTTCTTCAAGCCGCGGACGGCGAGTGACCCCGCCAGTCACCTCGGCCTGGACGGCGTCCTCGTCTACCAGCGCGCCGTGGCGCGGCATCTGACGCTCAACGGCGGGTTCCACCCGGCGACGGGCCAGCCGATCGCCGGCTACCTGAACGAGTTGCAGGGGCTCGTGCAGCGCCCGATGCTGGAGTCGCTGAAGCCCTATCTCTCGGAGTTCGTCAACTACTTCCTCGGGGTGCCGGGCAGCCGCCCCGGGACGCCGCTCCAGCAGCAAGCCTCACGCATCGCGCGCAACGTGCAGTTCTCGCGGCTGATCGGCCTGAACATCTCCTCGCCGATCGCCAACCTGACGCAGCAGGTGAACACGCTGGCCCAGGTGCGCCCGCAGTCGTGGGTCCGCGCCTACGCGGACCTGCTGGACCCGGCGCGCCGCGGACTCGCGCGCCAGTACCTCGGCCTGGAGGAGTTGGCGAAGGCCGACCTCGAGATGGTGCAGAACGTCGTGACGCGCCTGGACCGCATCGAGGATTTGACGGCGAAGATCGCCCACGTCTCGGGTGTCATGTTCCGCGCCTCGGAGGGGCCGGCGAACCGCTACCACGCCTTCCTCGCGGGGCTCCGGGACGCCGAGGTGTATGGCCTCCAGGGGCGGCAGGCCATCGAGTACGCGCGGGACATCGTGGAGCTGACGCAGTTCCCGGGCTCCGGGCCGGCGAAGATCGCCGCGTTTCGCGGACCTTTCGGCGCGACCTTCGGCCAGTTCAAGCAGTTCCAGATCCGCCAGAGCCTCTACGTCAAGCGGCTCGTCGAGCAGGACATCGCCGAGTGGACCGCGCGCCTCAGGGGCCAGCGCGTGCCGATCCAGGTCGGGGGGGCCGACCTCCTCGACGCCGCCGGCCAGCCGGTGACGCGCGCCCCGGTGATCTTCCCGCGCACGGCGAAGTTCCTGATCGGCATGACGGCGGTCGGGGGTCCGGACGCGATCTTCCCCGGCTTCGACGACTACCTACGCGAGCGCGGCGTGGCGATCCCCGGCTTGTTCCCGGCGATCGGGGTGGGCATCTCCCAGGTGATGGGCTTCGGCGCGGTGACGCCGGGCGACGTGACGCGCTCGCTCCTCTTCTTCCTGCCGGGGCCGCTGATCGGGCACATCCAGGACATGCTGTCGGCCTCGACGGGCGTCAACTGGGGGCACGGGCTGACCGAGATGCTGCGCGGGGACCTCGGCACCGAGCTGACGCTCGACCAGCGCGTGGACCGGGCCCTGCGCGGCTTCGTCCCCGTGGGCGGCATCGCGGCGGCCCGGGGGCGGCAGGCCCTGAAGATGGCGCTGACGCCGGGCGAGGAGCGCGCGGCCCGGACGCTCCTGGAGGCCCTCGCTCTGGAGCCCGCCACCGGGCGCCTGCTGCGTCGCACCGAACCGGCCGAGCCCGGGCGCGTGTTCATCGGGATGCCGCCGCAGGTCCGGGAGCGCGTCTCGCGGGAGCGCGAGACCTTCGTCCAGCTCGACGAACGGGCCAAGCGCGCCGTGCAGATCGCGGCCGATCACCTCGCGGCCGGCGACGCGGCGCGCGCGCAGGCCGCGCTCCGGGACGCCGAGCGCCGCCTCGGGCTGCGCCCGGGCCAGCTCGCGGTGTCCCACCAGGCGCTGCAGGCGGCGCGCGACCGCCGCCGCTTCACGCCGCTGGAGCGCCAGCGGTTCCAATTGCGTCGCCGCTTCCCGCTGGAGACGCGGGAGAGCCAGGAGCGCGTGCCGGGCCTCGTGCCCCCGGAGCCGCCCGTGCGCGGGCTGGGGCTGCCACGGTTGAGGCTGCGATGAGCAACAGCGACGACCAGGCGATCGGCGAGATGCGGGCGGAGCTGCGGGCCCTCATGCGGATGTTCGAGCAACACAACGAGGAAGAGATCCGCTGGCGACAGGACTTGACCGCGAAGCTGAAGGACTACTCCGGCCGGGTGCGCGTCCTGGAACGCTGGCGTGACGTGCTGGTGGGCATCGGGCTGGCCGTGACCGCCGTCTGGGGCGTCATCAAGGCGGGGCTCGCGGCGCTCTTCGTGGCCGGCCGATGACGCTCTGGGTGTTCATCCTGATCCTGCATCTGACGAGCTTCGGCGGGAAGGTGACGACGACGGTCGAGGCGCAGACCTACGAGGGCTGCACGCGGCTCCGCAATCTCGTCATCGACAAGCTCGGCGGCGACGTGGCGAACATCAACGGCTCGATCTCGGCGTGTACGGCCGTGGTGCCGCCGACGAGCGTGCCGTGAAGCTCCTCGCCCGGCTGCCGCTCGATCGTGAAGCCGAGGGGGACTTCCAGGTCCTCGGCGACGACGGCGTGCTGCTCGGTCCCGTGCGGTGTCGCGGGGAGGCTGACAACGCTGGCGCCTTCCAGCACGGCAACGTCCAGGAGGACCCGACGAAGTCGCACGGAGACCACCCATTCGGGACCTACCGCTGCAAGACGCTGGTGCGCGACCCGCATCCAGTGAGGTCCTACGGCCCCTTCTTTCTGTCGCTGGCGCCAGTGAGCGGCGAGGCGCTGGTGGCGTGGCAGCACGGGCGCCGGGGGCTGGGCATCCACGGAGGGGACCTCGGCGCGGGCTCGACGCTCCGAGCGACCTACGGGTGCCTGCGCCTGGACAACGAGACGATGGAGGCGCTGGCCCGGCTCGTGGCCCCGATCCTCGCCGAGGGCCTGGATCTCTTCTACGAATGTCGGCCCTGGACGCCATGAGACGCCCCGTGCCGCCACTCCACAAAGGTGTGGAGCCACTCCACATGCCGCTCTGGGGCTGGATCGTCCTCGCCGTGTTGACGGCGCTCCTGGTGCTGCCCTGGGCGATCTACGGCTACGTGACGTACTGGGACTGGATCGTCGGCCACGGCGCGGCGGCGGCGTTCTGGCTCCCCGTCTCCACGCGCTGAAGGAGAGACCATGCAGACCATCGGCCTCGACGCCGCCACGATCACCTACTTCCTGGCCGGTCTCATCGGCAGCCTGGCCCGCGTGTTGGTCGGCACGACGCAGGGCAACTGGAGCCGCCGCACGATCGCTGACGTGGCGATGGGCGCGATCGGCGGCATGGTCCTGCCCTACGTTGGGCTCGGCTTCGGGACGGCGCTCGGCGTGGATCAGGCGGCGCTCGCCACGGTGCCCGTCATCATCAAGGCGGGTGTCGTCGCGCTCGCGATGTACGCGGGCTCGCACATGTTCGCCGCGGTCCTGCATCGGCGGGAGCTGAAGGCGGATAAGGAAAATGGACCATGAAAGACATCAAGACCGGGGCTCTCGTCGTCGCGCTCGTGCTCCTGATCGCTGGCTGCACGTCGGCCCTCGCCGGCATGACGCCGGAGCAGCTCGCGGCGCTCGCCAAGGACCGGAACGCCAGCGTCACCTGCTTCAGCGGGGTCTACGCCGGCGCCAAGGTCAACATCCTCTTCGTCAACGCCGACAAGGGCGTGCCGGCCGGCATCGCGATCGACGACGGCTGCAAGGCGCAATTCGCGACGAACCCGCGGTGAGCGCGTTCCTGATGAGAATGTGCTCACAGTGCGGTATGAACAAACCGTTAGAGTGGTTTGTAAAAGACGCTCGATGCACATACGGGCGGACGCACCGATGATGGCCGCATGAGCGAGTTTCTGGATCTCTTCGTTGCGGCGCAGATCGGATGGAAGAACGGTCGGCCGCTCTGGGAGACGCGCGCGCCGCTGCGCTACCGCAGCGATCTACTACAGACAACGATTATCGTGCCCTCGGAGTTCATCACCGATGTGGCGTCGGTCCCGCGCCTGCCGCTAGTGTGGCTGATCGCAGGTGGTCGGGGCACTCGGAGTGCCGTAGTGCATGATGCGGCATATCAGTTCGGCTTCTGGTGGATCATCAATCAGGACTCCGGGCGCTGGGTCCGGTACGAGGTCAACAAGTCCCTGACCGACGAGGTCTTCCATGAGTCGTTGCTGGCCGATCCCATCAGCGGCGCCGGCCGCGTCCGGGCCTGGGAGATGTACCAGGCCGTGCGCTGGGGTGGGCGCGGCGTGTGGGCGGACCCGACACGAGCGACCGTGTTGAACCCGATCTGGTCTGCCGGAGGCTGGGAAGCCCCGTAACTTTCCTGTGGCGACATACCGCCACTTCGTGCTACACTCCGCCGTGATGAAAGAGGTCCGGATCACCACCGTGCAGTGCCCCGGATGTTCCGCGGTCTACGCGCCGCGGAAGCCCCCGCGGCGGTGCCCACGGTGCGGCAAGCGGTTCACGCTCTCGGCTCAACGTCGCGCGTCGTAGCCTCCCCCGCGGAGGCCGCTGGAGGTGGAGATGGAGACGGTCAAATTCCACGTCAACCTGCACCGCTGTTCCGTGCATGCCCAGGCAACCCAGGGCACGATCTGGCTGCTCGTCAACCTCGGCGACGAGCCGCGCGACTCCGGGTTCACGGTGTTCCTTGGGGACGACAACGTGCGGACGCTCGCCGACGAGCTGACGCGGATCGCGGCGGCGCTTCCCGCACCCGAGCCCCCGCCGGCCGCCGACACCCCCGACGACATCCCGTTCTGAGGGAGGCGACGATGACCCCCGAGCAGCTCGAGCGGCTGGTGCGCCGGCAGGCCGAGGCGCTGGACCGGACGATCGAGGCCTTCCGGGTCTTCGCCACGCAGACCACGGAGACGATGCAGCATCTCACGCACGCGGTGGCGGGGCTGGAGACGGCGATGCGGCTGCTGGTCCGGAGCCGACGAGAGGAGGAGGAGTGATGACCGAGGAATTGGTACGGCAGGACGCGCAGGCGCTCTCGCCCTCGCCCGTGTTCCGGGGCGAGCACATGGTCCGGGCCCTCGCCGACTACCGGGCGCTCCAGAAGGCGCTCGACGAGGCGATGCCCGACCAGCTGATGACGATCCAGGGCAAGTCCTTCCGCAAGAAAGGCTACTGGCGGGCGATCAGCGTGGCGTTCGGCCTGACGGTCGAGCCCGTGGAGCACTCCGAACAGCGCACGGTCGTGGGGACGCTCCCCAGCGGCGGCGACGACTACATGTACGCCGTGACCTACCGGGCGGTGGCGCCGAACGGCCGGTCGGCGACCGGCGACGGGGCGTGCGCCGCGAGCGAGAAGCAGAAGGGGCGCATGGAGGCGAGCGAGCACAACGTGCGGTCGCACGCGGCTACGCGCGCGTTCAACCGGGCGGTGTCGAACCTGGTGGGGTTCGGCGAGGTGTCGGCCGAGGAGGTGGAGCGCGACGAGCACGCCGCGGCGCCGACGGTGCGCCCGGACGGGATCACGCGGATCGCGGCGGTGGAGGAGAAGTCCGGCACGGGCAAGGGCGGCAAGACGTGGACGCGCTACCTCATCACGACCGAGGACGGGCGGGGCGGGTCCACGTTCGAGAAGGGGCTCGCCGAGCAGGCCCAGAAGTTCCTCGCCGCGCAGGCGCCGTGCGTGCCGACCTTCGTCAAGAGCGGCGACTACGTCAACTTCACGGGGCTGGAGTCGGTGACCGCGACGCAGGCCGGGTCGCCGACGAGCGTGCCGACGAGCGGCGAGGCGCCGCCGTCCGGCACCGGCGAGGGCGTCATCACCGGGCCCCAGGTGAAGCGCGCCTGGGCCATCGCGCGGGGGTCGGGCTGGGACGAGGCCGGCGTGAAGGCGCTCCTGGCCGCGGCGGGCGTCGAGTCGATGGCGCAGGTCCCGGTGGGCGCCTACGAGACCCTGGTCCAGACCCTCAAGGCGGGGCCGACGAAGGGGACCGGCGCGTGACCCCGCACAAGGCCGAGGCCCTGAAGGCGATCGCGCACGTCCGGCAGTTGCTGCTTGCCGGGCCGCTCGACCCGCTCGGCGTGAAGCTCGCCGTCGCGACGCTGGAGCACGCCAGCGAGCAGGTGGAGGCGATCGAGGAGTTGCGCCGCGCCCGGCGGAAGGCGAAGGAGGCGTGATGCGGACCTGCAAGCGGATCTGCATCGCAGACTACACGGTGCGTGCCGAGAACGGCGACACGCTGACGCTGCGCCGCGGCGAGGAATACATCACGTCGCCGGAGCGGGATGGCGTGGTGACGGTGTTCTCCGCGTTCTGGGTGCCCGTGCCCGCCGCGCTGTTTATGGGGGCTCGGGTGTTCACGGAGGTGTGACATGGCCCGCTGCCGATCCTGCGGTGACGAGATCGATTTCGTGACGCTGCGCTCCGGCAAGCGGATGCCTGTCGAGTCCACGACGGCGGAGACCTACTACGTCCACCTGGGCCAGGGCGGGCACCCGCAGGTCGTGCTGGTGCTGGACTCGGGCGACATCGTGCGGGGGCGGCTCGGCAAGCAGCACGAGAGCGGCGTCCTGAAGGTGGAGGGGCGCGAGAGCCACTTCGCCTCGTGCCCCGCGGCGGACGAGTTCCGGAGGAACAATTCGTGAGTGATCTGCCGCACGTCACGGCGATTCTCAGCCGCGTCGGGCTCGGTCCGGACCTCTCCGGCATCGCCGAGTCGGTGTTGGAGGTCGCGCGGGCACGAGGCACGGCCGTCCACGCGGCGATCGAGGCCCTGACCTACGGGTATCTCGACCGTGAGGCGATGGACGAGACGCTCAACGGATACGTGGCGGCCTACGAGCGTTTCTTGGCTGACACGGGGTACAAGCCGATCGTGGCGGAGGTGGAAGTCATCAGCGCCAAGTGGGAATACGTCGGTCACGCCGACGGGGTGGGCTGGATTGGCCAGGACCGGGTGCTGGTGGACTGGAAGGCGACGGCGGCGCTTGATACTCGGAGTGTTAGCTATCAACTGGCCGCCTATGGTATCGCGTGGCGCGAGATGCATCCAGACCAACCGGTCAAAAAGCTGCTCGCCATACAGCTCGGACCCAAGGGCGTCTACAGACTACACGAGATCAGCAACTCGCAGGCGGCCGGCCAGGTGTTCTTGGCGGCTCTCATCGTCTATCGTGCCCGCCAGAATGGCCGCGTCGCATGACGATGCAGTGCGAGACGTGCGAGAGGAGGGCGCGATGAAGAGGATGGTGACGCTGTTCATGCTGATCCTGGGGGTGGGGCTGGCCGGGTGCGCGGCGCTCCTGGAGGGGCAGGATTACCGCGTCGAGCAGCGGCAGGGGGTGACGGTGTACCTCGCGCGCTCCGAGACGGTGGCGCAGAACCTCTGCGCCCAGCGCGGGGCATCGGCGCCGCTCCTGACCGCGCAGGCGATGCAGCAGGGGCGGCTCTTCGCGCCGACGTCCTGCGCGAGCCTGCCGCCGCATCCGAGACCGTGGATCGTCGTGGAGGAGGGCGACCAGATCGCGCTGGCGCACGAGCTCGGGCACGCTCTCCGAGGCGAGCGCCACTACGGCGACGGCGGACCCGACCGATGACGCCAGGCCACTGGATGCTGTGGGGGTTCGGGCTCGCGGTGTTCGGCCTCCTGACGGTCGTCTGGTCCTGTCTGGTGGTCAGCGGACGAGAGAGCGAGCGCGAGCGGGCGCGAGAGGCTCAGCGATGACCGACCGCTTCTGGTCCGTCCTGCTGCTCGGGGTGATCCTCGGCGGTCTGGCCGTGGGCTGGGGGATGCAGTACGTCGTCTACGCGACGTACCGCGCGCAGGCCGAGACGTGGGCCGTGAAGGTGTCGATGCAGGCGGCGGTGGCCGACGAGGCGCTGCGGCTGGCGCTGCCGAACAGCGTGGAGCGCGGGCTGGCGTGGGCGCAGGCGGTCAAGAACGTGCGGACGCCGCCCGACCCCTCGGTGCGGGACGGCGTGCCGACCCCGAAGAAGAAGTGAGGAGGCCGTGATGGCAGAGACGCAGGACGTGGCGATGGTGTTGCAGCGCGAGGGCCTGACACTCCTGGAGCGGGCGCGGGCGCTGGTGGTGGTGGACGACACGACCTTCCGGCAGGCGGACGAGCTGGACCGGCTGGGCAAGGACGGCGAGCGACGCATCAAGGAGTTCATGGACCCGATCTGCGAGGCGACGAACCGGGCCCACAAGGAGGCGACGTCCCGGCGGGCGAAGCTCCTGGAGATCCCCGGCGAGGTGCGGCGGCTGGCCCGGGCGGGCATCACGACCTACGAGCAGGAGCAGGCCCGGCTCGCGCAGGAGGCGGCGGCGGCGGCCGAGCGGGAGCGCCAGCGGCTCGAGGCCGAGGCGCGCGTCCAGGCCGAGCGCGAGCAGGCGCGGCTGCGGAAGGAGGCCGAGGACCGGCGGCTGGAGGAAGCGGCGGCGGCGGAGGCGGCGGGCGACATCGAGACGGCGACGAAGCTGATCGAGGCCCCCGTGGAGGTGCCGACCGTCGAGGCGGCTCCGGTGTTCATGCCGCCGGCCCCCGTGTTCGCTCCGCCGGAGATCCAGGGGCGGAGCTTTCGGAGCCAGTGGAAGGCGCAGTGCGTGGACCTCAAGCTCGTGGTGCGCGCCGCCGCGGCGGGCAACCAGACGGCGCTGGCGTGTCTGATGTGGAACGACGTGGCGGCCAACGGGCTCGCGCGGTCGACCCGAGGCGGCGTCCGGGTGGACGGGATCAGGTTCTTCGAGGAGCGCATCACGACGACGCACTGAGGGGGTGGACATCATGCTGACGAATCCGGCGTTCTACATCTGGGTCGGTGACGATGCTCTCTGTCCGATGAAGGGCGAGTTCCCGAGCGACAGCCGGTGGTCGGGCCTCCTGCACGCAGCCAAGCATCCATGTCACGTCGGTGCCGTAGGCTACACGGGCTCACTGCCGAAGGACCATCCAGAGTACCTCGTGGCTGTCCGGGACGAAGGGCGGCAGCTGTACCTCAACATTGTGGACGCCCCCGTGCCGATCTTCCGGCACGAGGTCTTCACGGCAGCGCTGGACTTCTTGGATGTCTGGGCGTTCACCGGGCCAGTATTGGTTCACTGCAACAATGGTCTTTCGCGCGCCCCCTCTCTCGTGCTGGCGTGGCTGGCGAAGCGGGGCCGAAAGGACTGGGCGGATAGGTCCTTCGCCGAGGCGCGGGCGGCCTTCGAGCGCCTGATGCCGGACTACGCGCCCGGCAAGGGGATCGAGCAGTTCCTGGTCGAAGAGTGGGGGAGGATCACGTAATGTTGCTCTGGCTGAACCGCGACGAGAAAGAAGTGATCGAGGGGTTACACGTGCTCCGCGAGATGAAGCGGGACCGCGCGTTCCCCTCGGAGATCCTGAAGCTCCGGGAGGAGATCGAAGACCTGAAGATCGCGAAGTCGCGTCTGACCGAGGAGCACGCGCGGGAGGACCGCGAACTGCGCCACATGATCGGCCTGGAGAAGAAGCGCCAGGAGGTCGAGGTCGAGCAGGCCAAGAAGGGCGCCGTGCTTGCGGTCCAGGAGGAGAATCTGGCGGCCGACCGCAAGCGGTTCGCCGACGAGATGGCCTTCCAGCGGTCGCGGTTCGAGGAGGAGGTGGGCTATTTGAAGGGGATGATGGCGGACATCCTCGCGCGGCTGCCGAACGTGAACGTGGCCCTCGAAGGGAAGATGCGGCGATGAGCGACAACGACACGGCGAGCTATTCGCTCAGTCCACTCGCTGGGATGCTCGGCGCTCTGGTGCCTCCTAGGTCGCTCGGCAACCAGGCATTCCAGCAGGCGAGCTACCAGCAGATGCTCCAGCAGTATCAGGGGTCGTCGAGCAGCGCGAACATCACCTGGGACGATCTGGTCCAGCCACAGCAGCGCACGCTGGCGGCGTCGCGCCCCGCCGTCGAGGACGAGAAGGCCTGGCTCCGCCGTCGCGTCCGGGAGGTCCTGTGGACGCCCTGACGCGGCTGCTCGAGGCGGCCCTCGCGGCGCTGCTTCGCGAGGATGAGACGGGCACCGTGCGGCTGACCGCGACGGAGCGGGTGGTGGTGGCCGAGCTCCGTGTGCCAAACAGCCATGTGGCCGGCGTCGTGATCGGCCGGGACGGGGAGACGGTCGACGCGCTGCGTCACCTGGCCGACCGGGTGGGCCGGGCCCAGCGGCCCCCGATGCGGGTGGTGATCGAAGTCGTCGTGGTCGGAGGCGAGCGATGACGGACGACCAGGGTGCGGCGTTCGCGAGATTCCGCAGTCTCCTGGGGTCGCTCAGGCTCCGCGTCCTCGCCGACCCGGAGGGATGGCCGATCGTCCCGGGGCGTCACGGCCAACTGGAGTGGCACGACGAGCACACGGTCGCGGTCTACAGCGCGAAGATCCGGATGCTCGCCAGACTGGCACAGCTTCCCGGCTTGCGTCGTCACCAGATCGGCGACCACGAGTTTCGGCTCCTTCTCGACGCCTCTGGGATGCACGACAGCGGGGCACTAGGGGGGGGGTAATCCGCGTCCTCCGGCTCAGAACACGCCGCGTGTTGTCCGACGCACACAAAGTGGCCCTGGGACGCGGGAGACGCTTCCAGCGGCAGGAGGCGCCATGATCTCCCCCACGACCGCTCCCCTGGACGCCCTGCTTGATCTGGAGAAGCCCCTCTTCACGGCCCCGGAACGCCCGCACTGGTCGGCCCAGGCGGCCTATCTCGGCCGGGTGACGGACGAGGCGCTGTACGGGACCGACCCCTTCGGCGGCTACGGGAGCCCCGAGGCCTACGCCCGAGACCGGCTGGACCTGGCCCGCGGGGAGTTCCGGCTGTTCCTGAAGCTCTGGCGGACGATGCAGTGGGTCGGCGTGGAGGAGGACCGCTGGACGATGGTGTCCAAGCGCCGGGCGCTCCTGCTGGGCGAGCTGCGCGAGGTCGGCGCCGACCCCGTCGAGTGGTTCGCCCGGATGGTCAACGCCCCGACGACGGAGGCGTTCGAGCAGGAGGTCGACCGCCACCTGAGCCGCCAGGTCTGGACGACGCGGACCTTCCGCCTGCCGCTCGAGGTCGACGGGCTGGTGGAGGAGGCTCTCCAGCGGGCCCTGCCCTACGTGCTGAACGACCCGGAAGCAACGGTGGGCGATGCCGGTCACCGGGAGCACGCCTTCCGGTGCCTGGAGCTGCTCTGCATGAAGTTCCTCCGGGACACGCCGGTCATGACGGCGCCGGATCAGGAAGGAGCAGTGTAGAGATGAATCTGTCAAGCGGATGTTTCCCGGCAGACTTCGCCAACGCCATCGCCATCGCCCCCGCCATCGCCGGCGCCAACGCCGCCGCCTCCGCCGCCGCCATCGCCTCCGCCATCGCTCACGCCAACGCCGCCGCCTCCGCCAACGCCATCGCCCCCGCCATCGCCGGCGCCATCGCCGTCGTCTACGCCCACGTCACCGTCAACGTCACGCCAATGAACAGGAGACCGCGATGATCGCACTGTCCGTCGGCCTGCACTTCGCCAAGGGCTACATCGGCAATCCGTACTGGCCCGCCATGGAGCGGGTGATCACAATCCGCAAGCAGTCCGGCGTCGATCGCGCGCGGAGCGAAGACAAGCGCGCCAAGACGCTCAAAGCGTGGCTGGAGAGCCACGAGATGACCCTGGCCGACTACCGCGCCCTCGAAGCGGAGGCGTCCCTGCCGTTCTACACCGCGCCGAGCGGCGAGATCGTGGTGCCGGCCCACCACCTGCACGGCTTCATGGCGGGGGTCGCGGCCGTCGCGCCGGCCAGCGTGCGTCTCGCGCGCCCGGAGCAGATCCGGACGCTCGTCGAGTGGGGGGACCTCGCGACCGGCAAGACCACGCCGGACGGCGTGTGGGAACGCTTCATCCGCCACCCGCTGACGAACCAGCGGCGGCTCCAGTCGTCCGCGTACATCGAGCAGTTCACCGCGCGCGGGACGCTGCGGATCACCAACGACGACGTCGAGAAGAAGGCGCGCGACTTCATCGCGTGGGGCGGGCACGAGGTGGGCGTCGGCGCCGCCCGAAAGATGGGCTGGGGCCGGTTCGAGGTCACCGAGTGGACGCCCGCGTGAGGTTGCCACCGCCGCCCCCGCCGCCTCCGCCAACGCCGCCGCCATCGCTCACGCCAACGATCCGCACTGAGTCGGCTGCTACGGCGCCCGACAAATTGTCCTTGACCTGCAGCGGGAGGCCGCCGGATAATGTGTGCGGTAGAGCGCGCAGTGCAGAGCGGCTCGGTGGCGTCCGATTCCCCCCAGGTTGCGGGCGACGCCGAGCCGCTAGAACTTGGGGGAGCAATGCCGCGCATCCGCACGTTGAAGCCCTCACACGCCCGCACATTTCGGTATTTCCGCGTCGCGCACAGCTTTCTCGCTCTCCCGCTCCCGTGGTACGCGAAGATGGTCTACGTCGCGCTCTGCCATCACGTCGATGCTGGCGAGGACAGTCCCTCGATCGGGAGCCTCGCCTCCGACGCGGGATGCTCGGTCAGCTTAGTCCACAGGGCCTTCATGAGGCGCGAGGCGGTTGGGGTGCTCCAGATCCGGTCGGGGCGGCGCCCCGGCGGCACGAATGTCTACACCCTCCACGATCCGCCAGGCCATCGAGGATTCCCATGAGCGTCTACGCGATTGGCCACGCCTTCCAGGTGCACCTGCCACCACGAGAGAAATTCGTGCTTGTGGCGCTGGCAGATAACGCCGACCACGCCGGGTCGTGCTATCCCTCGCTTGAGACCCTCGCGGGCAAGACGTCGATGTCCGTGAGAACCGTCCAGCGCGCACTCAGGGATCTCGAGACCCTAGGCGCACTCGTCGTCGAACGACACGGCGGGCGCGGTCGGTCGAGCCGGTACACCATCGTCGGCGTGCCGACAGTACCGACGGTGGTAAGAAAAAACCCTGTCAGCGTGTCACCCATTGCCGCTGGAAAGGGTGACAACGAGTCCATAAAGGGTGACACGGGTGGCCAACTAACCGTAGTTAACCGTACTACTCCTAGTCTTAGAAAGACTAGGGCCGTTGGTCAGAGCGCCAACGGCGTCGGGGCCCTCATTGAGGCCTACCAGCAGCAGTTCGAGGCGAAGTACCAGGAGCCCCCGCTCATCAGTCGGCCGAAGGAGCCCGTGCTGCTGGCCAAGCTCGTCAAGCAATTCGGCGAGGAGAAGGTCCGGGACAGGCTGGCACAGTTCTTCCGGAGCGATGACAAGTTCATCGTCGGATCTGGCCACTCGCTCGCCGCGTTTCACGGGTGCTTCAACAAGCTCATCGCCCTGGCGCGCGACCGCGAGCCCCAGCCGGGCTACGGGAAGTGGGGCTAGGCATGAGGCTCGTGGCACGCCCCGAGAACCCCGAGGGCCTGTTCACCGACTGGCTGGCCGGCTGGAAGCGCCTGTGCCCGCCCCAGGCGTTCCGTGGCCAAAAACTTCGCACGGCGTGGCAGCAGCGGCTTGACCGGGCGCTGGGATGCGTGGACGAGTCAGGCCGACGTCGGGCGCCCTGGCCCCCATGGCCCGCGCGACTGCTCCCGGCGGCGCGGGCCGACGACGACGCCGTCGAGCAGGCGCGGCTGCGGCGGGAACTTGGCGTGGTCTGATGAGCACTCGAGCGTGGTGAAGGAGATGGACCGATGAAGATCGAGATCACGCACCGCGTTTCCGGCGCCGTGCTGTTCGGCGTTGAAGCAGAATCCTGGCGTTGCGCCGTCGAGATCGCTGTCAAGCAAGACGCCAACCTCCGGGACGCCGACCTCGGGGGCGCCGACCTCCGGGGCGCCGACCTCCGGGGCGCCGACCTCGGGGGCGCCGACCTCGGGGACGCCGACCTCCGGGGCGCCACCCTCCGGGGCGCCGACCTCCGGGGCGCCACCCTCCGGGGCGCCGACCTCGGGGGCGCCAACCTCCGGGGCGCCACCCTCCGGGGCGCCGACCTCGGGGGCGCCGACCTCGGGGGCGCCGACCTCCGGGGCGCCGACCTCGGGGGCGCCAACCTCTTGGGTGCCAACCTTTGGGGCGCCAATCTTCGAGACACCGATCTCTGGAGCGCCAACCTCCGTGGCACCAGGGTACTCGCTGTCGCATTCCTCGGCCACATCGACGGGTGGGCGACAACGCTCTGGCGCACCGATCAGGGCTACCGCATCCAGGCGGGATGCCATATGTTCACGCTCGACGAGGCGACAGCGCACTACGCGGATCGCGCGGACCGCCGCGGGCTCTACTACCTCGCCACGGAGGCGTGGCGGGTGATCGCGCGGTTGCAGGGATGGGAGCCGGAGTCGTCATGACCTCGCCGCAATTCCGCGGCGGGCGGGGCGCGGCGCGGGACCCTCAGTCACCCCGCGTCGCGCTCCGGAACTCCCTGCTGGCCGCGCTCCTGGCGCTGGCGTGCGTCGCGGCGTATGGGGCGCTGGCGTGGGTGGTGGGCGGATGACCTGTCCGACGTGCGGTGGCACTAAGGTGCTGCGCGGTCTCGGCAAGCCAATTCACGGCCCCTGCCACTGGATGGAGATTCCATGTTACCGCTGTCACGGCACGGGCGAGGTGGAGAGCGTTCAGGCGATCTGGATAGAAGAGGGGAAGTATCTTCGAGAGTTCCGAGAGAAACGCGACTGGTCAGTACGCGAGGCGGCGAATTGGCTCCACGTCCTACCGAGCGAGTGGAGCAAGGCCGAGCACGGCACGGTGGATCCGTCATCAGTCCACGGCGCTCTCCAGCAGCGCGTTCTTAAGGATCTCGCGGGGCAGACGCGCGATGAGTGACTACGAGTACGCCGACGATGCTGAGCGTATTGCCCATCTTCGCGCGAGGCTGCGAGACGCCGAGCGGACCGCTGAGACATTTCGGACGTTGGCCGGGCGACAAGACAAAGAGCGGAGCCTCTGGTTCCGTCGTGCCGCCGACCTGTCGTCGAGCCTGCGCGCGCTGGTTCACAACTACGAAGTGTTGCTCAGCGAGTTGGGGCACCACGGCCACGACGCGCAGACGGACCCCGACACGATGTGTCTTGACTGCTACGGGCTCCGCGAAGCCAAAGGGACGCTTGAGTGGGAGGCGCCGCAATGACCTGCCGCGCCCAGGCCGCGCCGCCCCTGCCCCGCGAGATCCGCGAGTCGCCCTTCGTCGCGGTCCGCGATGACGGGAGCGCCGTCGTGTTCGTGGGAGCGCTATACGTCACCTGCCAGGACTGCCACCGCGCCGCGTCGCTGGTGATCGTGCGCGGGACGCGGTATCGGTGCGTGGAGTGTGACGGATGACCGACGCGACGATCCGCGCGGAGCTGGCGAGGCTCGCGGAGAAAGACGTCCTGGAGGTGGTCGGCGCGTTGCGGCTCTACGTGGACCCGAGCGCGTGCGATCCGATGGTCACGCGCGAATGGCGCGAGCATCTGGCCGAGCAGCTGGAGATCGTGCTCAAGCGCGTGCGGGCGATCGGAGGAGCGGAATGAGCAAGCAGCGCGTGCTGAATCTGTTCCACGCGGAAGCCGACGACCGCGACTGCCAAGTGCTCTCGAATCGCGTTGTGCTGACCCTGCACGGCAACCCGAAAGAGTCTGGATACACACAGGTTGTTCACCTCCACATTTCCTGGGAGTCGCTCCCGTGGGTGATGCGGAAGCTCTGGGCCGCATGGTGGCGCCACCGGACCGAGGTGGTGAGACGGCTCGACTGGATCGAGGGAGAGCTGAAGGGAAGCGGAGTCGAGCGACCATGATCCGAGCGCAGGAGGAGACATGATTGTCCGTAGCCCTTGCTTCGAGTGTGGCGCGTCCCTTCCGGCATCAGGCATCGCGCGTCAGATGCTCGGCATCGTCGACCTGGTGATCTGCGTGAGGTGCGGGGCAGGACAACGAGTCGATGACCGACTCTCTGGAGCCACCATGAGTGGCACGGTGGGAGAGACGCCATGCCTGACCTGACCCAGGACGGGCTGCGGGCGCGGGCGGGAGAGATCGTCGCAATCGAGCCCGACGGGAAGTGGTGGCGCGTCGTGCTGGTCTGCGGCGCGCAGCGCTCCACAGTGATCCGGCTCAGCGAACGCGCGGCGTGCGAGGCGTATGCGGTCTGGATACAGGACACGATCCTTCTACCGACGTTCACCACCCTCGTCGCCGAGGCGCGAAAGGATGGCGCAACCTCGGCTTGTCCCCTCTGCCATTGCTGCGGGGAGCGGCGTCACGACGGCGCCGAGCCCTGCGTCTCATGCGAGACAGCCGTCGCCGAGGCCATAGAGTCCTGGGAACGCCGTGCGGCTCAGGGGCGGGCGCAGCGGGAGTTCAAAACACACGATCACCCGGCCGCAAATGGTCGAGTGCCGGTCGCTGACGACACGGAATGGAAATTTACGTTCCCATTGGAAGACAGCAGCATTCTTTCGGTTCGCGTCGGTCGAACTGGGCGCGCTGCGTTAATTCGCATGCTTCACGAGGAACAAGCCGACGATGAAATAGACGCCGCGATCCGCGCACAGGAGGAGACGCCATGAAGTTTCGCAAGAAGCCGGTCGTAATCGACGCAATCCAATACGACGGGGCCAATCACGAGGCTGTCGGTGAGTTCGCTGGTAACGCCGTCTCCCTGGAGGACGGCACCCTCTACGTGCGGACACTGGAGAACAGGCGACTGGAGGCCGATGTCGGCGACTGGATCATCCGAGGCGTGGCGGGAGAGTTCTATCCCTGCAAGCCCGCCATCTTTGCCGAGACATACGAGATGCTATGACCGACGCTGAGTTCGTGGAAGCGATGGTCTTCCTCACGGGCAATACGGCCGCACCTTCAGTGCTCCTCTCCCCCACGGAGTTCGACCGCCTCGTGGCGCTAGCGCAGTGCGGACTCCGGCTTGCGAAGGACGTCAGTGACGGGATGGATTGTTTGCCGTCGTGCAATGCTGACGCGCATGACGAGATTTGTCCGTTTGCACATTCAGAAGTCGCGTGGCGGACACTTCGCCAGCAACTCGCCGATGCGAAGGCGCG